TATAAAATTAAGGGTGAGTGGTTGACTTGTAAGCTGGAGCAATAGCCTACCATCTTTAAAGCATAGCGCCAACCAAACTATGCCTCACCCAAGTCCGTTTGGGTTAAACTGATAATATAATTACAGCAACGACTGTAAAAACATAAGAACCAAACAACAATAAATTTCTTGTTTCTTTGTACTTAACTTCATTAGTATTCATTACAAGATTCCTTTTTAAAAGTTAAAAAAAACCCCGCCGAAGCGGGGTTATAAAGATTACTTACGAACAGTAATCAGCTTTTTAAACTGAGCAGGAACTCGCTTGGCTTTGAAGAACTTTTGAGCCTCGCCGTGAGTCATTAAAGTATCTTGTTCGTTATAGAACTTGTACAAGATAGCTTTGAACATACGAGTTGCCATGTATGTTTGTGACTTGTCACCTTTGGTATGCAATTGAGCAAAGTGATATGCAACACCATTGAATTGGCGATAAGAAGCTGGCTTGTTGGGGTCGAGAGTAGAATAATCGAACTGAGACATAAGCACCTCCAAGTGCAATGAAGTTTAGGTTGGTTGCTAAAGAGCAGAGAACCGGCTGGCAGTCCTCTAAGGGCTTCTAAGTTTTAAAACCCCTTACCCTGTAAGGGGGTTTTAAAACTAAGAATCCCTAAAGCCGTCGAGGGTAGCAACACCAAATGTAGCGCCACCCTTCTTAGAAAAGGTACTGTAGTGCAAAAACTTTGTAGGGTTTGCATCAATAATATCTTCAACAAAATCATCTACAGTAGCATCAAATGCAAGTACCGTAGTATTTGTAAAAAACTCTGGTGTTAAACCACTGTCGGTCAACTCGTAAATTATTACGGTATCTACCATTTCCTCAGTCATTTAAAATATCCTCGTTGTGAGAGAAACAATTTTTGATTTCGTTCAAGCAAGATATTCCAGTAAATAATTCCCAAGCCCCATCAAAATCTACATCAGGGTTCATCTGAGAATCCATAATTTTTATAGCTTTATCAAGGCGTTGCACAATCCAATCTGCAACTTCTTGTTGTGTCATCTCGTCAGCCATCGCCGCCTCCTTTAAGACCTTCTAAAGTTTTAAAACCCCTTTACCCTGTAAAGGGGGTTTTAAAACTAGAAGGTCTAAAGCCTCAGTCGATTAATTAATTTCAGCTTCGTGATCTATAATTAATAAAAATAATCTCCATTCACACTCTGGCATCTCTAAAACATTTTTGTTATATGTTTGTTGTGCTAATGTAATATCTGAAAAATCACTGTCTCTGTGCCATTGACCACACCCATCGTGAAAAAATTCACGGTATTCAATAACAAATTCCATATCCATAATTAATCTCCGATTAAGGATTTAAAGTTAAAAAAAAACCCCCAGCGTTAGCTGGGGGCTGTGAAAGACAAGCAGATCTCTTAAGAGATCTGCTTGATGAGTCGCTGAACAGCGAGGTTCAAGTCAGCGACTTGAGCCTTCAGAGCTAGAAGCTCTGTGTCTTCGGCGGAAGCCTTCGGCTTCGGTGAAGACTTCTTTGAAGTCTTGGGAGAAGCCTTCGGAGAAGGCTTTGAAGACTTCGTAGAAGTCTTGGGCTTCGGAGACTCCTTTGGAGTCTCGTCGGTGGTCAGCAAGGCCGTAAAGTTCTTAGGAACTTTACGTGCCTTGAAGAACTTCTGGATTTCGCCATGAGTCAGTTTCTTTCCAGATTCCTCTTGGAATCTGTAAAGAACTGCGGTGTACTTCTTGGTCAGCATATACGAATCCTCTGGATTCGTAAGCTTCGCAAAGCGATTTGCAATCGCTGAGATCTGTCGAGGGGTAGCCTCTTTAGAGGCTGGGATGTTGCTGAAGTTTGGCTTCGCCATAATCAATTCTCCGAATTGTAAGTTTTGTTGCCCCAGCCAAAGGCTGAAGCGGCTTGTCGGAGAGTCCCTAAGTCTTTCTAAACTCTCCTCACTAAAGTGAGGGAGAGTTTGAAAGACTAAAGGGTTGCGGCTTGTTTTAAAAATCCTTAAGGATTTTTTAGAGGCGTATGTGAAATCTAAAAAAATCTTTGATTTTTATAGATTTTTTAAAGATCTTTAAAAATTCTTAAGAATTTTTAAAGATCTCAGAGATGGCAACCAGAGTCTCCAAAGATCTTAGAGATCTTTGGAGACTCTGGCAGTGGATTTTAGAATATTTTATAGACTAAGGTCTATAAAATATTCTAGACTTCCTAGCCCTTCAAATTCTTTGAAGGGCTAGGCAGGTCACCACCCCCCCTACCATATATATATACTCATTCACGCACAATTTGGAAGATTTTGAATGTCAACCAGTTTGTCGCCCCACTCCAAAGGCTTTAAAGTGGGGGCTGAGACTATATGTACCGGGGGGGTCTACATAATCTATTATACACTTCAAAACAACTTTTGTCAAGTTTTTTCAAATATAACTTGACAAAACTGTAAATCAGGTATATAATAACTAATATGAATAAAGAATTGACAACAAAACAGCAATCTTTTTTGGAC